CTAGAGGACAAATGCCAGCGGCCAAGTCTCCGGAACTCCTGATGGTTCGACGCCAGCAGGTGGCGGAGCTGTATCTGCAGTGCCACAGCATGGCGGCCATCGGGCGGATGATGAGCATTTCCTCCCAGACCGTCTACAAGGACATCTGCTGGGCCCGGGAGCAGTGGCGCACCAGGGCGGCCGATGCGATCGAGGCGCACAAGCAGCGCGAGCTGGCCCGGATCGACGCCGTGGAGGTCGAGGCCTGGAGGGGGTGGCAGCGGTCCTGCCGGCCCGAGGTCAGCGAGACCGAGCGCAGCGGCACCAGGCCCGGCGACCAGGGCGGGCACTTCGAGGAACGCAGCCGGACACGCAAGGGCCAGGCCGGCGATCCCCGCTTCCTGCAGATCATCGAGGGCTGCATCGAATCCAGGCGCAAGATCCTGGGCCTGGACGCCCCGGTCAAGTCCACCGTCGAGCTGACGGGCGAGACCCTCGAGGAGCTGGTCACGCGCCGGCGCCAGCGAATTGTCACCAAAAATGATGGTCACCATTTGGGTCACCATGGTGACAATGCGGGTGTAAGTAGTAATCCCTTCAACGAAAACCCCGCTGAGGAAAATTGTCACCATGGTGACAATGGTGACAAATCGCAGGGAGGGGTGGCATGACCCTGTCCCCCCGGGATCTGACGGCACCCGTGGTCCCCGCGGTCCCCGTCGCCTTCCCTTCCCCCACTCCATCCATGACGGCCGAGGATCAGCTGCAGGCCGATATGGCCGGCTTCCTCGACGACCCGCTTGGATTCGTCGCGTACGCCTACCCCTGGGGCGAGCCGGGCCCGCTGCGGGAATACGACGGGCCGGACGCCTGGCAGAGGGAGGTCCTCGAGGATGTCGGGCGGCAGGTCCGCGAGCGAGCGTTCGACGGCGTCCACCCGGTGGCACCGATCCGCATCGCCATCAGCTCGGGCCACGGGGTAGGCAAAAGCACCCTGACGGCCTGGCTGGTCGACTGGATCATGTCCACCCGGCCCGGCGCCCAGGGCACCATCACCGCCAACACCTTCCAGCAGCTCGACACCCGCACCTGGGCCGCCATCCGTCGTTGGACCGCGCTTGCCATCAACCAGCACTGGTTCGTGGTCGGCTCCGGCTCCATGTCCTGCCGCATGGCCAAAAGCCCCAAGGACTGGCAGTGCTCGCCTCAGTCCTGCCGCGAGGAGAACAGCGAGGCCTTTGCAGGCCAGCACGCCGCGGGATCAACGTCGTTCTACGTCTTCGATGAGGCATCGGCCATCCCGGACAAGATCTTCGAGGTGGCCGAGGGTGGGCTCACCGACGGCGAGCCGATGATCTTCCTGCTGGGCAACCCCACGCGCAACAGCGGCAAGTTCCATCGGTCGTGCTTCGGGTCGGAACGCAACCGGTGGAGCACCTGGTGCATCGACAGCCGCGACGCCCGGTTCACCAACAAGGCCCAGATCGCGGAATGGGTCCAGGACTACGGCGAGGACTCCGATTTCGTCCGGGTGCGTGTCCGCGGGGTTCCGCCCAACGCCGGGGATCTGCAGTTCATCGGCTCCGACCTGGTCAACGCGGCCATCGCCAGACCGGCAGAGTGCCTCCTCGACGATCCGCTCATCATGGGCATCGACTACGCCCGCGGCGGCGGCGACAAGACCGTCATCCGCTTCCGCAAGGGGAAGGATGCCAGGAGCATCAAGCCCATCAAGATCCCCGGGGAGAAGTCCCGGGACAGCATGGCGGTGGCGGCCTACGTCGCCTCGCAAATTGAGCGTTACCGCCCTGATGCGGTGTTCGGGGACGCCACGGGCGGGAGCATCGGCGGGCCCATCAACGACCGGCTGCGGCAGCTGGGCCACCAGGTTGTCGACGTCCAGTTCGGCGGCGCCAGCCCGGACCCCCATTACGGCAACATGCGCGCCTGGATCTGGGGCCGGATGCGCGACTGGCTGGCCACGGGGGCGATCGACGCCGATCCGCAGCTCGAGCAGGACCTGGTCACCCCGTCGGTCAAGCACGACAAGCGCGACAAGGTGATGCTTGAGTCGAAGGAGGACATCAAAAAGCGCGGCCTGGACAGCCCTGACGATGCGGATGCCTTGGCGCTGACCTTCGCCGCCCCCGTGGCGGTGCGCAAAAAGCGGCAGATGCCCGGAGTGCAGCCCCATATCGGGCCATGGAGTTGACCGTGAGCGACAAGACGCACCAGGAAAACCTCGAGCTGTTCGATTACGCGGCACGGGAGTGGGACGAGGTCTACCGAGAGGGCGACACCGACATGCTGTATGTCTACGGCGACCCCTGGGACTCCAGGGAGCGTCAGGCGCGGCGCGAGGTGGGCCGGCAGTGCCTGTGCTTTGACGAGCTGGGGCAGTACATCAACCAGCGCATCAACGACATCCGCCAGAACAAGCGCGCCATCCGGATCGACCCGCAGGGAGAGGGAGCCAACGACCGCTTCGCGGCGCTGCGGGCCGACATCATCCGCACCATCGAGAGCCAGGGAGGCATCTACGCCTACACCACCGGCTACGAAAACGCCCTGCAGCGCGGCATGGGCGCCTGGGCGGTCGGCAAGCGCTACAAGACCTGGGACAGCTTCGAGCAGGAGCTTTACATCAGGAGCATCCCGAACGCCCGGAGCGTCTACATCGACCCCGACTACAAGGAATCAGCCGCCAGCGACATGAAGTTCGCCTTCCTGATTACGTCGATGTCCAAATCCACGTTCAAAAGCCGGTTCCGCGGCGCGCAGATGGTCGATTTCGAGGGGGAATACCTCAGGTCGCACTCCACCTGGTTCAGCGACAACAACGTCCAGGTGGCCGAGTGCTGGCGCATCACGCCGAAGCGGATGAAGACCTACCTCATCCCGGGCTTCAACCCCGCCACGGGAGGGCTGGACGCTGAGCGGCCGAGAACCGTCACCGAAAGCACCCTGCCCGAGGGCTACCGGATGGCCGAGGGAGGCATCTCCTTCATGGGGCGGGTGGTTCCGGTGCTGCGCGAGCGGTGGACGGAGCGGCCGCAGGTGCGCCAGTACGTCATGAGCGGCGCGGAGATCCTCGAGACCACCGACTGGGAGGGGCGCTGGATCCCCGTCATCCCCTGCTTCGGCCGGCAGTACTGGATCGAGACCCCCGCCGGGAGCAGGCGCATCGTGGAAAGCCTGATCCGCAAGGCGCGGGACGCCCAGATGATGCACAACTACCTCAAGACGGCCATGCACGAGAGCATCGGCCGCATCCTCAAGAGCCCCTACATCGGCTACGAGGGGCAGTTCGAGGGCCACCAGGACGAGTGGGCCATCGCCAACCGCGTTCCGGTACCCTACCTCGAGGCCAGGGCGACCACCCCCGAGGTTCCCGGCACGGTGCTGCCGCTTCCGAAGCGCAACAGCGAGGATGCGGCCATCCAGGGCTACGAGATCGCCGACGAGGGGGTCAAGCGCAGCATCCAGAACGCCCTGGGCATGTACAACACCTCGGTCGGACGGCACGACACCAACGTCAAATCGGGCGTCGCCATCAAGGAATTGGACCTGCAGTCGGACCAGGGCAACTACCACTTCACCGACAATTTCGATCAAAGCATCCGGCACACAGGCTGCATCCTCGACGACATGATCCCCCACGTCTACGACACCGCCCGAGAGATGCTCCTGCGCCGGCCGGACGAGACGGCCGAGATGGTCCGTGTCAACCAGGCCTATCGCAACAAGGCCGGGGATCTGGTCGAGTATCGCACCGACGTGGGCGTCTACGACGTGACCGTATCGACCGGACCCAGCTACCAGAGCCAGCGCGAGCAGGCGCAGGAGACGGCCGACCTGCTGCTGGAGAGCCAGTTTGCCCCCCTGGTGGCCGACCTCGCCATCAAGATTAAGAACCTCGGCCCGCTCGGCGACCAGATGGCGGAGCGGCTGACCCCGCCGCAGTTCGCCGGCGACGGGGAGCAGTCGGCCGCGGCCCTGGCCCAGAAGCTCCAGAAGATGCAGCAGGTGTTCGACGCCCTCACCGAACAGGTGGACCGGATGACGCGGGAGCGCGAGGCGAAAACGCTGGAACTGGAGAGCAAGGAAAAGATCGCAGCCATGCAGGCCGAGGTGGACAAGCTCCGGATCCAGGCGGATCTCATGAAGGCGCACGAGCAGATGTCGAGCAAAGAAAATATCGAGGCGTTCAAGGCCAGCATGCAGCAGCAGCTGGTCCAGCTGCAGGCCCGCATCGACGCAGTTTTCCAGACGGAGCGGGAAGCGGACGGGAAGACGGGAGCGGAACCTCCGGCCGCCCCCGGCGCCGCCGCCGTCCCGCCCCCCAGCCCGTCTACGCCGCCACAACCGGCCGCACCCTCCCAGGGTATGGGGGTGCCTTCTCCGGTTCCTTCCACGATGGTGGAGGGGACGTAGGCGGGCCTTCTTGAAGTTTTGATTTGACCCACAGGGTCGGGATTGCTCCCGGCCCTTTTTTATTGGCCGCAACCGGGAATCGGCCCCCCACAACGAGAGGAATCGACATGAACGACGACCAGACCACCGCCCCGTCAGCGGAAACCCAGCAGGAAGAATCGGTAACCCTGAGCCCCGAGAGCATGACCGACGCCCAGCGCGCGAAATGGCTCGAAACCGGGGAGCTTCCCACGCCGGAAAAGGAGGAATCGGCACCCTCCGGGTCCGCGGGTGATGAGCCCGAAACCCCGCTCGCGACGGACGGCGAGACCAACGAATCGACGCAGGACGAGTCCCGGGAACGCAAGCCGAAGAAGGGCGCGGAAAGCCGCAAGGCCCAGCTGTCGGCCGAAATCCAGGACCTTCTGGCCAAGCGCGCAAAGGCGCGCGAGGAGTACGAGGCCGAACTGGCCGAACTGGAAGCCGCCAGGGCGAAGAAACAGGCGAAATCGCCCGACGCCGGCGGGGAACCCCCCGCGAGCGGTGACACGTTCGATGAGCCGGAACCCGAACCCCCCAACGAGGACGATTTCGAGGACCTCGAGAGCCTCCGCAAGGCCGAGCGCGAGTACGAGCGCAAGGCCCGCGCCTGGGAGGCCCGCCGGGCGGTGTTCGAGGAGCGCCGGCGCCAGGCCCAACAGGCCGACCGGCAGCGCCGGCAGGCGGCCGAGCAGCGGCTGGCCCAGGAATGGGCGCAGAAGGTTCAGCAGGCCAAGGCCCGCTACAAGGATTTCGAGCAGGTGGCTTTCAACGAGAAGCTGCCGCTCAACCCGAAGGCTGTCGAGCGCATTCCCCGGATGACGCACGGGGCGGATGTCCTGCACTACCTTGGGTCGCACCCCGACCAGGCCGCCGAGCTTGCGCGCCTGGGCCCGGACGACACCGTTCTGGCCCTGGCCGACATCGAGCGCGCCATCGCGACGACCCTGCCCAAAACCAAAACCGTCACCGGTGCGCTGCCTCCGCCCCCGGAGATCGGGGGGACGAAGACCACTCCCGACGACCCGGTTGAGGCCGCGCTTTCCGCCGGCGACTTCGCGCGCTACCAGGAGCTGATGAACAAGCGCGACGCCGCCGCGCTGAGAGGATCGTAGTATGCCCAACAATTTCGTAAAAGCCGACTGGGTGACCATGGAGTCACTGCGACGGCTGATCAACAAGCTCGAGGTGGCGTCGTATTTCAATTCCTCCTTCTCGCGCGAGTTCACGCAGTCCTTCCCCGTCGGGGAGACTGTTCAAATCAAACTGCCGCAGCGGTATCTCATCCGTGACGGCATGGCCTACAACCCCCAGCCGATCGACCGCAAGACCACCCAGGTCAAGATGGACCAGGTGTTCGGCGTCGATTTCGATTGGGACAGTGTCGACAAGGCGCTCAACATGGAGCGCGGCCAGTCCATCGTGCGGGAAGAGTACATCGAGCCCGCCATGGACCAGATCGCCCAGGAAATCGACTCCCGCTGCGCCAAGTACGCCACCGAGAACTGCCCCAACGTGGTCGGCGCTCTGGGCACCACCCCCACGGCAATGACCCCGTTCTACCAGGCGCGTCAGCGGCTGGTGGAGCAGTCCTGCACCCCGGGCAAGAACGGGATGATCATCAGCCCCGGCATGAACACCTCGCTGGGCACCAACCTCACCACGCTGCTCAACCCGCAGAAGGAACTCAGCGACCTGTTCAAGACCGGGATGCTGGGCAATGCCGCCGGCTTCAAGTGGCACGAGTCCATGAGCATCTACCGCGTCACCGCCGGCACCATGACTGCCGCGGATGTGACCGTCAGCGCCGCTCCGGCCGATGGGGCCACCTCCATCGTGCTTGCCAGCGCGGCCGCGGGCGCCACCCTGAAAAAAGGCGACGTGATCTCCTTCACCACGCCGCAGAGCGTGAACCCCTCGACCCGGCGCGCGACCGGCGCGGCCAAGACCGTCGTGCTGACAGCCGACTGCACCATTCCGGGCGGCGGGACGGCCACGGCCTACTTCGCCCCGGCGCTTTACGGCGAAGGAAGCCAGTACCAGAACGTCGACGTGCTGCCCCAGGCGGGCCACGTGGTCGTTCTGTATCCCGGCACCACCACTCCGAGCGGGCTGAGCGGGATCAACGGGCTGGCGCTCAACAAGGACGCCTTCGCCCTGGTCAGCGTGAAACTCGAGCAGCCCAAGGCGGTGGAGATGTCCTCCACCATGCGCGATCCCAAGACCGGGATCGGCATTTCGTTCGTGCGCTGGTTCGACGGTCGGACCCGCACCATGTCCAACCGGTTCGACGTGCTGATGGGCTTCGGGTCGTTGTACCCCGAGAACTGCTCCGTCAGGGTCGCGTCCCTGCTCTAGGGTCCGCCGCAGGGATTTCAAAAGGAGGAGCAAATGTCTCTCACAGCTACCACCCTTGCCGCGGCCTGCGGCAAGGCCGATACCCAGATCCTGGTGGCTTCGACCACCGGGTTCGCGGTCGGGAAGACCGTCAAGATCGAAGACGAGTACATGGTTGTGACCGGCCTGAACGGCACGGCCATCGGCGTGTTCCGGGGCCGGCACGGCACCGCGGCCAAGGCTCACGCTTCAGGGGCGGCGGCCTATGTCGGCGACGCCCTGGACTACCCGATCGGGGGATCCGGCACGCCCGCCGCCGGCGTCTCCGTGACCGAGGTCGTCAACGGCCGGCACCACATCACCAAAATCGACCTGGCCGACTTCGCCGTCGGATCGTCCGCCGCCGCGGCCAACCTGGCCTTCGGGAAGAAGATTTACAGCTTCCCGGCCGGGCAGATCCAGGTCAAGAGCGCGTCGATTTCGCTGGCCCTCCAGGGCAGCGGGGCGACGTGCGACGCCGACACGCCCGATCTGGGGCTGGGAACGACCATCGCCAGCGGCGCCGTCGCCGTCCTGGGCGGTACGGCCGGCTTCGAGGACATCCTGACCGGTCAGACCATGGCCGACTGCAACGGCACGGTGAAAAAAGCCGCCGTGGCCCAGCAGCTGCCCATTCTGCCCGCCGGGTCGCACGACGTCCACCTCAACATGGCCGACGGATGGGCCGGTGCGGCCTCCTTCACGGCCTCCGGCAGCATCACCCTCGAGTGGGTGGCCATCTAACCCGTCCCGGACACTTTCCAAAAGTGTCCGGACACTTTGTCCGGGAGCCGGTGCCGGCACGGGCCGGTTCCCGGACCTCTTGAGGTTTTCCATGCCCTGCAAGACCTGCCGCCATATGACCCCTGTCTACCAGCTCTTCGAGTGCCGCCGCTTCCCGCAACCCGTCAGCGTCAGCCCGGAATACGAGTGCGGGGAGTTCATGCGGGCCGTGACCGTAGTTCCCGCTCCGGAGCCGCAGCCGGAGCCAGCGGTCAATCCCGGGGGTGAGGAGTGGCCCGAACCCTCCTATCCCCTCGAGGAGCCCCCCTCTCCCCGCCGCCGGCGCCGGCGCAGATAGGAGGCGCCGATGGCCGAAACCGCGCTTCAGATCATCAGCGACGCCCTGACCGAAATCGGGGAGCTGGCCCAGGGAGAGACACCGACCGCAAACGACCAGACCTGGTGCCTGCAAAAGCTCAACGATCTGGTCGACGCCTGGAACGCGCAGAGGATCCACCTGTTTCACGAGACGCTCGCCCAGCACGAGATCGTGGCGGTCCAGCCCAGCTACACCATCGGCAAGGGCCCGACGGCCGACTTTGATGCCGACCGGCCGACAGAGATCCTCAAGGCCAACTGGATCACGGCCTCGGGCGTTCGCGGCCCCCTTCGCATTCTCAAGGCGGACGAGTACCTGGCCGTCACCAGCCCGACGGAGACGTCCGACATCCCGCGCGCCATCCATTACCAGCCGACCTACCCGGACGGGACCCTCTACTTCGTTCCCGTCATGAAAGGCACGGGCGGCCAGCTCGAGCTGCTGACCCGGGCGCCGCTGACCGGATACGCCCTGGTAAGCACGGCCTACTCGCTCCCTCCGGGCTACAAGGCGGCACTGACGCTTTCGCTGGCCGAGGCCCTGTGTCCGAGCTACCAGATCGAGCCCTCGCCCACCCTGACCCGGCAGGCACACCAGGCGCGCTACGCCATCCAGGCGCTCAACCTGCGCAAGCCCGCCTACGCGAGCGACCTTCCCGGGAGGCCGTAAATGAGATTCCCCGGCTTCGTAGGCGGCTCCAACGAAACCTTTTCGACCATCGGGGATTGCGAGAGGACTGTCAACCTGTATCCCACCATCGTCGGCAATGCCGGAAAGAATGCCGTGGCGCTTTGCGGCACACCCGGGCTGACCTCGCTTTTCACCATCCCGGAAAGGACGAGCGTCCGGGGGCTGTTCCTGGGCAACCTGCAGGGCAGTTCCTACTTCTATGCCGCCATTGACGACCGCCTGTACAAGGTGAAGCTCGACGGGACGGAATCGCTCGACCTGGGGGCGCTCTCCAACAACGGCAAGCCGATTCAGTGGGCGACCGGGGGAAGCGGCCGGGACACCCTGGTGGTCAGCAACGGCGTGGCCTATTCGGTCCAGGCGGGGGTCCTGGGCCCCGTGGCGGATCTTTCGGGCGTTACGGTCACGGCCTGCGGTTCGATCAACAACTTCTGGCTCGTTGGACTCGAAAACGGGCAGTTCCGGATTTCGGGTCTCAACGACGTGGACAGCTGGGACCCGCTCGACTTCGAAGTGGCCGACGACGCCTCCCAATCGGTGAGGGGCATCCTGACCAGCAACGCCCAGGTCTGGCTGCTGGGCGCCACCCGGTCGAATGTCTGGTACTACTCCGGAGCCTCCCTGTTTCCCTTCGAGCAGATGAAAAGCGCCCAGATCCGCTACGGCCTGCTGGCCCAGGCCAGTCCGGCCATCGTCGACAACGCCCTGGTCTGGTTGGCTGCGAGCCCGGAGGGACAGGCCCAGGTCGTCGCCGCCCGGACCTACGCCCCCCAGCGGATCAGCACCCCGGCCATCGAATCGGCCCTGGCGGGGATATCGACCAAGGCGGACGCCGTCGGATTCGGAATCGAGAGCCGCGGGCATTCGTTCTACTTCCTCACCTTCCCTGCTGCCGGCGCCACCTTCGTCTACGACTTCACGACCGGGCTGTGGCACGAGCGCCTTTTCTGGACCGGCGCGGCCTGGCAGGCCCACCTGGCCAAATGCCACCTGGCCGTCGGGGATGTCCACCTGGTTGGGGCGCGCAACTCCGGGACGGTTTACACGATGAGCGACACCGCCTATACGGACGCCGGCGCAACGATTCGCCGCCTCCGCAGGGCCCCGCACCTGTCGAGCGAGAACCGCCGCGTGCGGTTCGCCTCGGCCGAGCTGGACCTGGAAAAGGGAGAAGGAACGGCAGGCTCCAACCCGCTCATGTACCTGCGCTGGAGCAACGACGGGGGCAAAACCTTCGGATCGGCGCTCGAGAGCCGGATCGGGGAGAGCGGGGAGTATGGCGTCCGGGTGCGCTGGTCCCGCCTGGGCGCCGGCCGTGACCGCGTCTATGAGGTCTACAGCGACGCGGCCGTCAAGCACTTCTGGACCGACATGTTTATCAACCTGAGCGCGAGCTGATGGCGACGCTGACCTATCCCCCCATCCAGCATCCGATGTACGCCTCCGCGGAGGACCTGGAAAAGGGAGCCCTGTCTCCCGTCTGGGCGCTGTGGTTTGAACAGATGCAGACGCACGCGGTCACCTACGCGAGCGAGCAGTTTTTCGAGGTGTATTCGGGCGAGTTCACAGACAACGATCCGGCTCCGGGGCACGTCTCCTGGGACAAGATCAAGGTCAAGTACAACGGCGTCCGCTATGCCGTCAACGCCAACGGATCGACGGACAAGAAGTACGTCTACTGGGAAACCTCTAACCCCCGGGTTCTCTCGGCGGCTGATGAACTGTGGATGCTCACGCCCTACTGCATCCTCGTGGGGACCAACCAGGCCGGGACGTTCGTGCCGGAGTACCACGACTCCCGGCGACGCATTTACCAGGCCATCGAGGAAGACGGCACCGTGGCCCCGGGGAAGGTTGCCGAGGGTTCGCTGGCCGACCTGGCCGTCACGGAGCAGAAGCTCGCCGACCTGTCTGTGAAGCTCGAAAAGCTGGCAGCCGGGGCTGTGGACATTACCAAGTGCGCTTCCAGCATCCGGCCGCCGGAAATCTTCGCGGTCCTCCCCGCCGCCGGGAATCAGGGGCGTTTGGTGCTCCTGACCTCAGACAACAAGCTCTATCGCGACACCGGAACGGCATGGACGTCCGAGGTCGCGACCAGTGACCTTGTCGGCACGATCGGCACCAGCCAGATCGCCGATGCAGCGATCGACGCCTCCAAGCTCAAGGACGACGTCATCGAGGGCCGTCACATCAAGGACGGCGTCATCACCAACGCGAAGATCGCCCCCGGGACGATCACCAG